ACGAATGGCTACAACCGCGAAATGGAGCACTGGATGACAGGTTCTATCCTCGGTGTAACCAACACCAACACGGACGCTCTGCAGTTTAACTACCGCTCTGAGTTCGCACTGGTTACTCGCGGGGCCAACCAACACGTGCTTTTGGCCAAATAGTGTTGAAAATCAGTTAGTTAACTGAAAACTAGAGGGGCTTCGGCCCCTCTTTTTATTTCTAAACTAGTCATATATATATGTTGATATGTTTCATATATTTGTAGTATGAACAAGCACTATATATATTTCCATAAGCGATCGGACGACGGAGTAATATTTTATGTAGGTATAGGCGTAGGACGAAGAGCATACAGAGAGTCTAATAGGTCTCAGTTCTGGAAACGTCGTCAATAGAGACTGGAGCAGCAAGTCTTGCTCTGTTCGTGGTGTCCATAACAATCGTAGCATACGATCCCGTTACAGGATACCAAAAAGCACTAGATGCTGGAACATAGTTTATAGAGTTAGCTAGTGCTAATGAAGGAGTTCCAGTGTTGGTAATTGTTAGCGTGTCGGTAGCTGCACTTGTTGTTATAGATATACCCGTGCCCGCTACAACGGTAAGAGTGTCGTTGTTGCTGTCCGCCACGATTGTCGACTGACCACTAACAGCAATGTTCTTAAATATTTCCTGCGAAGAACCTCTGTCGTCGTTGGTAACAGTAATGCTTCCACTAGATGTAATAGGTCCCCCACTAACTGTGATGCCAGTTCCAGCAGTTAAATCCACGCTAGTGACTGTTCCTGCATTTGCGTTGACCCACTGAGTTCCACTCCCAGTAGATGATAGCACCTGAGCACTTGACCCTGCGCTGTTTGATGAATCGTAGTACGAGCCAGTAACACGTACGTTTCCAGATACGTGAAGCTTCTGAGTCGGATTAGACTCATTAATGCCAAAATTTCCAGCACCAGTAATACGACCTCGGTCCGCAGCAGAAGTGTAAAAAACAATCGGAGCATTGTCTTCAGTCCTAATCTGAAACTCGCCAGTGCCTCTAGATACGATAGTACTTGTTGTATTCGCACCACCATTGCCACGAATAATCCTCAATCCGTAATCGCTATAGGTGGTGTCTCCAACTAAGTCCACATATGCGTATCCGTCACCGGTGCGTCCTTGACCAACTGTTACTTGGTATTCACTTGCTGAACCGTAGCCTAGGTTTATGTCTCCAGCAAACTTGGCTCCACCATTAACGTGAAGTTTTGCTGTTGGGGTAGGCTCGCCAATGCCGACACTTGTTCCATCGTCAAAGATTTGCGAGTTACCAATGGTTGATCCTGCTGTGAATTTAGCAACATAGTTTGTTGTTCCGCTTCCTCCAACCTTTGAGTTAAACGTTCCCCAGTCGGTAGATGAGAGATATCCATCTGCAGCAGCACCAGATTGAGTAATACCAATAGTACCAGTCGATGTAATCGTACCACCTGTGATTGGTGCAGTAGTCGCAATAGATGTTACCGTACCTCCAGAAGATGGAGATGTATTCTCAATCGTAAAATTCGGATACGTTCCAGTAACAGAGATGCCAGTAGATGCAGTGAGTGCCACCGTTTGATCTGGCGCGCTGTTGGTAATCGTAAAGTTTGGATACGTGCCGCTTGTAGAAATACCAGTCCCAGCTGTGAGAACAACAGTCTGGTCTGGAGCCGAGTTGGTGATGGTAATCGTATCTGACGATGCATTGCCAGCAAGAGTAATTCCAGTTCCGCCAGTAAAGGTTACAGTGTCATCGTTGTTGTCTGCAACAACAGTAGAGCTACCAGTAACAGCAAAGTTCTTGAAGATGTTTTGAGCGGACCCCCTGTCAGTGTTCTCAATGGTAATCGTGCCACTAGACGTGATGGGGCTTCCAGTAATGTTGAGACCTCCTCCGTTTGCAATAGCTACGCTAGTGACCGTTCCAGAGGTGGAAGATATAGTTATCGTATCAGTAGATGCGTCTGTAGTTATTGTAACACCTCCAGCACCAGCAAGAGTTAGCGTGTCTGAATTTGAGTCCGCAACAACGTTGCTCTGTCCAGTTACGGCTATAGTCTTAAATGAGTCTGATGCTTTGTTGTTGAACGTAGTCCAGTCGGTAGAACTCAAATAACCACTTGATGAACCAGTAGCCTGAGAAACGGCTATTGTAGTTCCAGAGCCAATTACAGATCCAGTGCCTCCAGTTATTGTTAGTATGGCTGACGTAACCTCGGTAAGGTCACCCTTCGTGATGACTGGCTCTTTTGCGTTAAATATATTCCAGTCAGTTGAGCTTAGGTATCCACTTGTTGATGTTGTGGCCTGAGATACGGCTATCGTTGTCCCTGAGCCAATTACAGAATTTGTTCCCCCAGAAATGGTAAGAACAGCAGATGTTGCCTCCGTAAGGTTACCCTTTGTGAGGGACGGCTCCTTGCTGTTGAACGTAGTCCAGTCTGCTGAACTTAGGTATCCGTCTGTAGCGCCACTAGATTGAGTTATGCCAATGGTCCCAGTGGTAGTAATTGTGCCTCCAGTTATTGGAGCAGTTGTACTGATGGACGTTACCGTTCCACCACTAGATGGAGATGTATTGGCAATCGCAAAGGTGGGGTAGGCGCCAGTGATGCCAATGCCGCTGCCTGCAGTCAAGACAACGGTCTGGTCTGGGAGTGTATTGGTGAAGGTGATTGTATCGGTAGAGGCATCCGTAGTGATTGTAAATCCAGTACCGCTGGTTTCAAGTGTAAGTGTATCGTTATAGGCGTCAGCCACCACGTTACTCTGTCCAGATACCGCAATGGTAGAGAAGGCGTTGATGGCCGCCTGAGCTCGAGCGTTAGTAAAAAACAGATTGGTTGCCCCTTCTGTAATTTCGTCAGTGGTAAAGTAGCTTAACGATCGGTTCTTCCACGTAGAGCTTGTGTTGTCGTATACCACAAACTGCTTGTTTGCAATAGACGTAATGTCAACATCGTTGATGTCGTCAAGGTCAAGGACAACAGCGCCCTGAAACCCGTTAACAGATGTTACGTCTGAGGTGCTACCAGAGCGCTCCCATATCGTTCCGTTGTAGATTACAAGGTCTCCAACTCCAAACGTAATATTACCCGCACCAAAGTTTACCGTACCAGCAACGTTACATAGGTAGGTGTCTCCAGCACTACCAGTTCCGTTGGCAAGGGTTGGTGTGTTGGTTGATGCATCCCACGTACCCTTGTAGATAAGAAGGCCACCGGGAAGTTGTGATGTCGGAACCTTTCCTCCAGAGTCTAGCGTGGCCACTCCGTTTACCGCTCCCTTCTCATTAAGGTTGATGAATCGACCATCGATGTCTACCGTCACCGTACCAGAGTCTTGCTGGGTAAGAGTTATAACACCAGTAGCAGTATTAAACGAAGCTGAGTTGATCTTGTCGTTGTAGGCAGCAGTCCAGTTCGTCTCTTGGGTTGTCGTTGGTATTACGTATCCAGCGGTAAGCGAAAGAACTCCAGTTGCTGACGTATATGTAAGACCAGTTGCTGTTGTAGATATTGCAGCACGAGCTCTTGCGTTTGTAAAGTATAGGTTCGTTGAACCCTCAGCAATGTCGTCGGTATCGAGTGTAATGGAACCTACTCCGTTTACGTGACCATATGCATCAACAGCAATGTTTTGAAGTACAGTTCCTCCGCTGTTGGACGTAGATGGCTGTACGGTATATCCAGTAAGCGGTGCTAGTACCTCTCCAACTGGGCCTACCGCCTCCACCGTTCCTCCGTTTGCTACGACGTAGTTGATGAAGTCAGTCATCGTAACCAAATCGCTTGGCGTAGTTCCCTCGTGAGATACGGTGATAGAACCACTTGTAGTAATTGGTCCTCCGCTAGATAGAATCTTTGGCCCAGCGGTAATGTTGATTGATGTTACAGTACCGCCAGTTGCTCCGGGCGCTGAGATGGTGATGGTGTCAGTACCAGCATTGGTGGTGATTGTAACGCCAGTTCCAGCCGTTAATGTGAGCGTGTCGTCGTAGGTGTCGGCAACCACATTGCTCTGACCAGAAACAGCAATCGTTTTAAAGATTCCAACAGACTCGTCTTCCCATACTCCTGTTGAGCTGTTGTACACAAGGAAGCTGTTGTCTACAGCCCCAGCATAGTTAACGTCTGAAGCATCCTCAATGCGCTGACCAGTTGTTGCACGAACAGCAAGCACCCCGTTGTTTCCCTTGTTTACAACAAAGGCAACAGGAAGCTTTAAGTTCGGTGCAGTTGGCTCTGTAGATGTTAGAGCACCAGCTGTTGTAGGGCTCACCCAAAGAACGTCACCTTCGTTGTAAGCATTTGTGTTTATTTGACGTAGTTTGCCCTTAGCAAGTACGTATCCATCTGCTCCGTTAGCAATCGTTTCTGCTACAATACCAAGAAAGAAGCGGGCTAGAATTGTTCCGTTTGCGATCATCGGAGCAATCGTTATGCGACCCGAAGCTCCTAACGTTCCATTGGCATATACAGGTGTCCCTTTGGTAATTGGAGAACCGGTTTGGTTCTTTACGTACCATACGTCGTCTTGACCAACCTTTAGCTTAAGGCTACCGCTAAGTCCAATGTCTGCCGTTCCGTTGTCAGAGTCCCAGCTAATGGCTCCTACAACGAATCCGTTGGAGTATGTAGTGTCTAGCTGGTAGTAGTCTGCAAACACACCTCCCGTTCCAAGCTGAAGCTTGTGGGTCATCGAGGTTGTGCCAATGCCTACGTTTGTTCCGTTGTCAAAGATTTGCGAATCACCAATGTCGTTTGCAGAGGTAAACTTAGATACGTAGTTTAAGGTACCCGATATGACCTGTTCTGGCTGTGACGCTGTAATCTCTGATCCATCAGCCTTTACAAGGTGTAGAGTCTGTGTACCCCCAACATTGCTGTAGTATGCGGAAACGATATCGTTTGGGTCGTCTTCTTGTCCTACCGCTAGTATGTCACCACGAAGCTTCGAAAGCAACGTAAAGTAGGTAATGATTTTATCACTACGAGTCTGGGGACTGTATACGTTGAACTGATCACTTGGTAGGATCTTGAAGTCTACTTGGTTTGCCATACAATTGCAAAGGTACAAAACGTCAAAGGGGCAACTTGACGTAGTCTTCTACACGAAACTTAAGTTAAATCTATTTTTTATATGTCCGTTAAGCATATTAGATATTGTAGAAGCGTGTAAACCAAAATGTTTACCAGCAGCAACAGCAGACTCAAAGTGTATGTCAAGATCTGGAAAGTATATACGTTTCATTATCTTCTTGGCTCTGCGATCAACACAAGCCTTTGGCATTTTCTTTCCTTTATTTTTCTCAGATATTTTTCGCCTTGTATCTTCTGTATGTTGTTTTCCAAAAAATGGATTGGATTCTCCTTTCCGAATTTCTGAATACTTTTTCCTAAGATCATCAGAAATTTTTCTACCTGTTAGTGATTTGCTTATTTTATCGCGAACATCTTGAGGCATAGGAATTGAGTAGTCTTTCTTTCTACTTCCTTCGCTCATTCTCCTCCTTGACTCCTCTGTAAAAAACATAGATGTGTCACCACCAACAGATGAGTTTTTTAAGTTATAACTATTTTTGTCTGATGACGCATCTAAGGTTTCAAGTATTAATTCTTCAACCTCACGAAAATCTAAGCCAACATAAAGTATATGTCTTTCGAAATACTCCTTGTGTTTCTTATATGCTCTTACAAATACTTTACCGCTTCCAATATATCCGTCATCGACAGACCCTTTATGACTGCCGATGTACCACTTTCCGTTACGAGTGTTAATCCACTTGTAAACGAATCCCTCAACCATTGTTATACTGACTCTGGCGGAGTTGGTGGAAGGCAATATGGATCGTTAGGCTTCATCTCACAGAAGTGATGAGCATACTCGGTGTCAAGAGTATAACCCATTGAAGAAACGCCAACTGGGGTTGGAAGAACTTCGTACGGAACGAAGGCAGCAAGTACCTCGTCGTGCCATACAATGTCAACAGCATAGTTGGTGTCTGTTACCTCGCAGACGGTGTTACCTTCTGCATCGGTTCCCCACTGAAGACAAAGGTTTCCAAGCTCAACTACAACGTCTACGATTTCGTTGTTGTAGTAGGAGTTACCTTCCTCGTCAAGCTTTGAGATGAAGGGCTTTAGTTCTTCCCACTTACCTGCGGGGAATTGGAACTTTCTGAAGCGTTGCATATTGTTGATTATTAAAGAGTTGTGAGTGAGGCCAATTCTGAGTTGCTCAAGCGGGTCTTGAATAGTAGGGCTTGGTTGACGCTACTGATAAAAATAGATGAATCAGTCCCCTCTGAAAATGAAAATTTAGAGGTTGATGGAACCGTGCCCAACGAATCGGTAAAAATTTGCTCCCCATTTATGTAACCCATAAAATCGTTCTCTTTGTAAGCAAATGCTATTTTTAAGCGTGTGCCTTTGGTGTATGATGTACTCGTAGTAAAGCTAACTTGCGCAGCTCCGATATTTGCTGTGTAAAATAGAATATTCCCGCTTGTTGTTTGACCTATTAAAATCCTATTGCTCGTGGTTCCGTCACTTAACGAAAACCTTCTATTTTCAGTTGGAGGTCGGTGACGTTATGACCGACTACATCGCCACTACTACGGCAGCGGTATCGGTTGGGCCAGTGGCTAACGTCCCTCGTTTGGATTACTTGGGTAGTTCTTGTCCTCGTTTGTTGCTTGAACCGCAGCGGACGAATCTTACGCTATACTCGGAGCAGTTTGATAATAGTAATTGGTCAAAACTTGACACCGCAGTAACGGCAAACGCTGGAATTTCACCCGATGGATATACGAACGCTGACAAAATCGTACCAAATACCACGAATACTCGGCATATTCTTTTCCAATTTACAGGCGCATCAACTACTCACACTTTTAGTGTTTTTGCGAAGGCAGCGGGTCAAAACTTTTTGACTATGCGCCTTGACGATGATACGCCAGAGGTGAATGTATTTTTTAACTTGTCAACGGGTACCATTGGCTATACTGCGGGCGGCTCTCCAACTATAACAAGTTACGGAAACGGGTGGTACCGATGCTCGGTAACATACACGCCAAGCGGAAGCGAAACCATTTATGCCGTACTTGGGTCAGCAAATGTAGATGGCACTGGTTACTATGCTGGCAACGGAACGGACGGCATTCTAATTTACGGTGCCCAACTTGAAGCGGGAGCCTACGCCACCTCGTACATCCCCACATTGGGAGCAGCGGTGACAAGGGGGGCGGATGCTGCTTCTAAAACGGGTATCAGCTCTTTGATTGGGCAGACGGAGGGGACTATTTTAGTTGACTTCGTTTGGACTGGTGCTACGTCAAGTTTCGGTTATATCTCGCTTGAAAACGCTGGAACGAATTACCGAGTTCGTATGCTTTACATTCAAAGCACAAATACCTTCGGTTTTGACTATATTCAAAACAATGTTTCACTTGGCAACATTCACACTTTTGCGCCAGTAATCGGTCAACGCTACCGAATCGCTTGGGCTTACAAAAGTGGCGATTCGGCTATTTACATAAACGGAACCCAAAGCGCATTAGATACTGACGCTATCACTTACACCGACTTAAGTAGTTTGAATTTTGATAATCCAAGCGCACCACTTCAGCAAGTAATGGGCGGTGGATATAACCAAGCCATCCT